TTAGTACAATTTTATAGTGACAATCCATTTGGAGGTGAACTACAAGAACTGGGTAAATTTAAAACACCTGACGAAGCTGTTAAAATGGGTATAAGCCTGCTAGACAACACAGTAGAATTTATGTTCGTTAATTACGGCAGTCAATGGGTTAGAATAAGGTAGTAATTTTTATTGCGTACAACGTATGGTGGTATGGTGTCGTTGCGACCTTTACGTATATTAACACTCACGTCGGTAGTGAAGAGTTTAAAAAAAAGTACTTTTTGAACAAATGAATCATCCCGATCAACAAGCATTTAGACCTTAGCAAAAATGATTAAATTTGTATTATGGCATACTCCGAGCAAGAAAAGACCGAGATAGTAAACGAGATATGCGAAAGCGTATCCAATGGCATTACAACACGTAACGCGATACTAAAAAACAAAATACCTTTTAAGACGTTTTATCAATGGATAGATGATGATGAGGCAAAAGGTAAACAATACACGCGAGCGACTGAATTAAGGGCCGAGCTGATGGCCGACGAACTAATGACAATAGCCGACAGCACCGCGGATGATATTATCCTAGACGAACGAGGCAATGAGATTACCAACCACAACGTAATACAGCGAGACAAGCTAAGAATTGATACGCGCAAGTGGCTGATGAGCAAGATGATGCCTAAGAAGTACGGGGAAAACAAGAGCCTAGACCTTACAACTTTAGGCGAAAAGATAACACAACCACCTTTAAACTTTGTAGATGAAGATTAAAATGGTTATATTTACACCACCGAGGGCAAGCGGTAAAAAAATAATTTAAAAAGAAACCCTGTATGAAACGACTTACCCCGTGGATTACAGGGTTTGTTTGTAAATGGAGAAATGGAAAGAGGTAAGTTATCCGGTAGAGAAACAGGGATAATGTACGGATTAGCACACGCTACTATTTTTGCCATTTGGCATCGAAGAACATGGATTCACATATAGAATTACTAAACCCATATAAGCCTTTATTTAAGAAGCCTACAAATAGATACTTTTTAATCACAGGATCGAGAGGTAGCGCTAAGAGTTTTCATGTGGCATACTTCCTTATATGGCTAACTTATGAACCTGGCCATGTAATACTATACACTAGGTACACAATGGTAGCAAGTCACATTTCTATTATACCAGAGTTTCTTGAGAAGATGGATTTATTAAAGAGTAGGTCTAATTTTGAAGTAACCAAAACGGAAATTATAAACAAAAATACAGGCAGTAAAATACTCTTCCGAGGCATAAAGACCAGTAGCGGAAATCAAACAGCAAGCCTCAAGTCTATTCAAGGGGTGACTACTTACGTGCAAGAGGAGGCAGAGGAGTTGGTAGAAGAAAACATATTCGATACGATCGATTTATCTATTAGACACAAGACACTAGACAACCGTGTAATAATAGTGATGAACCCAAGCACAAGAAATCACTTTATTTTCAAAAGGTTTATAGAAAAAAAAGATAATAACTGTGTCCACATTCATACTACATACCTCGACAATATAAAGAACCTCAGCGACTCATTTATTGAGCAAGCCGAACGAACTAAGAAGGTAAACTTTGCGCGGTATGAGCATCTATTTTTAGGAACGTGGGCTGATGTATCAGAAGGCCTATTATGGAATGAAGGTATAATTGAAAGCAACCGCGTAAACTTTACGCCTATCCTAGTCCGTAAGATCGTAGCCATTGACCCAGCAATAAGCGCAACAGCTAATAGCGATGAGACAGGAATAGTAGTATTAGGAGTGTGTAGCAAAGGGGACGTGTATGTCCTCGAAGATATGTCAGGAGTCTATTCCCCTAACGAGTGGGCGCAAGTGGCTAAAGATTGCGCGGTAGCTCATAACTGCGATTGTTACGTAGCGGAAAGCAATCAAGGCGGGGATATGGTATCAAGCAATTTAAAGAGCGTAGACCCACTACGGAGGGTTAAATTAGTACGAGCCACAAGAGGGAAGCACACAAGGGCGGAGCCAGTTTACGGAATGTACGAGCAAGGCCGTGTTAAGCACGTTGGGTACTTTAGCAAACTAGAATCTCAGATGGTAAGCTGGAATCCGACAGACCAAACGAAAAGCCCCGACCGAGTAGATGCGTTGGTGTGGGGTGTTACGGATTTAATCCTATCCAATAACGCGATTGGCACGAGTAGTAGCGGAAGTATACCTCGTCATGTTCCGAGAAGATTATAGGATAATCAATATATTTGTTTTACATTTGACAAACTAAATAAAATAAATATGGAATTTGATATTGATAAAATACAGAGATTTATACAAGAAGTTGCTGACGATTGCAGTTGTGAAATAGAGAGCGACCACACAGAAGAAGAGTTAAAAAACTGGGACAAGGTAAAAACATTGGAATATTTAATTGAGTATTTAGATTTTGAGCGAACGGCTTGGAAAAAGAAATACGCTCTTAAAAAACCACAGAAGTAGTATTTTTTATTACTTATATATCGTGTTGTGAAATCGTTTTAATGTTTTTTATACGGTGTTATACCCTGTTTTTTGAGCGTTTGGAAAATAATTTACAGAAAATTGTATTTTTATTAGGTGGTTAATACATAATACTGTATATTTGTAGTATAATAATTAAAACAATATAAAATGGCAACTGTAAAAACAAACATCTGGAATTTAAAAGTAGGAGACAAAATCACGTTTACAAATAATGCTGATTATAAGGTAGAAAAAGAAATAACAAGGGTTGAAGAAAAAAGTTGGTATGCCCCAAGCCGAAACAGTTACGGAACTTTAGCAGCTTATGAAAAATCATTTTCAGACTTTCAAATAATAAGAAAATGAGTAACGACTTGATAAAATGGAGTGAACTGAGCCGTAAATTAAGCGGTTCAGACAACTCTATACGACCAAATAAGATACCTAAAAAATACCAACAAAAAGTAAATAGATTACTTTGGATTCTCGATTTGTGGGAGCGTTGGGCAAATAGGTTATAACGATGGTAATATGGTTAGTGGCTTTTTAGCCATTAATTATATTACGTGTTACCCATCTGTAAAATAAAAAAAAGGGCGTGCCTGCCGTAGAAAGGCAAGTTACACGTCATGTTTATTATAAAGTAATCATTTTTGAAAGTTTTAATCAAAATAGTTTGCAGATATGAATACTAATTGTATATTTGCATAAGCAATAAAGCTAAAACAATTAAAAAAACACATTATGAAACTTACAACATTTGAAAACAGAACAAAAGGAAATTCTAAAAGTAGTAATGGATATGGTTATGCTAAAGAGTTATTGACGACTAAGGAAAGAGTTTATACATGCCATACTTCTGGAAGCGGTAGATTTACAACAAATATAGACAGAACTGAAGATGCTATTAAAATATTAAAAGATGCTGGATTGGAAATAACAGTTGATTTTGTAACTGGAAACGATTCTCCAAGAGGTGGTAAGACAGGAAACTATGTTGAATTAACTTCTAAAGGAAAAACAAAAGCAATCAAGTAATGGAAAACTATAAACAAGCATCAGAAATGGGTCAGGATTTAATTCTGACCTATTTAAGAAATAGAATGAAAGAAAAAAAAGTAACGCAAAACAAACTCGCAGAAATATTGCAAGTAAGCGTTACCACGTTGATTAGGTATTTTAAAAAAGAAACTCAAATGCCATTAGGTGTTTATTTAGAAATATGTGGTGCATTAGAATTACGCCCTTATTTGATACCTTCAGAAAGTGATAATACTGAAATGCAAAGAATGTTTTTCAATTAGTTTTTTTTTTGCGGTGTGATTGGTCGCCCTTTTTTTTATTTTATTGCGTACAACGTATACGAATATGGCACGTTGCCTTTTCGGCAATGGGTTATATGCGGTGTTAGCTGACTGGTGCGGTTAGATAGCAATACACTTTGATAAAGGACAAAAGTAGTTTTAATAATTTTTTAGCGTTGGCAAATTGCTGATGTAGGAAGCAACACATTTAGAGATGGAATTAGACTTATTTGGAAATAAAATATCAAACAAACCTCTAATTAGAGATTTATTTATAGAGCCTCCTTTTAGCGTTTTAGATTCTAAAAGTGGGAGTTGGGTTAAACGCAAATTTATGTGGAAAAACATAGGGATTAAAAGTGAAGTTTCAAGAAAGGCTGTTATAAATTTAAAGAATTGGAGCGAAGCATATTCAAACGCAAATACAGGTGTTAATTACAGTTTAGGAACATCTATATTTGACCCGGTTCTTTGTGAGGTATTATATCACTGGTTTTGCAATAAAGGTAGTAAAATATTAGACCCATTTGCAGGTGGTTCTGTTCGTGGTATTGTTGCAAATTATTTAGGTTATAAATACACTGGGATTGACATAAGACAAGATCAAATAGATAGCAATAGAGAACAGGGATTAGATATTTTAGACGTTAACAACCAGCCTAATTGGTATGTGGGAGATAGTAATGAAATATTGAATGGATTTACTAAAGAGTATGATTTTGTTTTTAGTTGCCCCCCTTATGCTGATTTAGAAGTTTATAGTGATTTAGAAGGAGATATAAGTAATATGGATTACGATAATTTTTTAAAAAACTATGAGAGTATAATAAAAAAGAGTTGCGAATTATTAAAAGATGATGGATTTGCTTGTTTTGTAGTTGGAAATATAAGAGATAAAGAAGGCAACTATAGGAACTTTGTTAATGATACAGTGCAATTATTTTTAAATTCTGGAATGGTACTTTACAATGATGCTATATTTTTAGAAAATGGGCTAAATACAGCAGCAATGAGGAGCAAGAAATATATGAGGAATTTAAAATTAGTAAAAGTTCATCAAAATATTTTAGTTTTTAAAAAGAGTGGGGAAAAAATTATTAAAACGAAATTTAGACCTAAAAATTAAATTGATGCACAAATGTAGCACTTGCAGCTAACAAGTAAATATGCACACCATTACACATATCCCTTGAATAAAGCAGAATAATCTCACCCCTAAAAAGCGTGAGCCTTTTTTTTGTACTTTTGTCAGGCGCGTTGGTTTAATTGCTATTATGCGCGCGGAAATTAAACAATATGCAACGAATCAGACTAGGCAATTATCCTTTCAAAGTGCCGCAACGATGGGATGACATCACACCCGCGAAGCTCAAGCAGTTAGAAGGCACGAAATCAAACCAGATAAAGCAAAGAGTTCACATCTTGTGCGACCTTCCTGAGATAAAACTAAGCCCCGACATTTATCTTGCGATTTACGAAATGCTATCCTTCATCGAAGACATACCTGAGCTCGTACCTAACCGCTTAGACATACATCCGTTACTAGAATGGATTAGTTCAGAGTGGACGTTCGCGGAGTTTGAGGCGGCCAGGAAAATAGCAGCCAACCACCTAGACGAATTAGGCGTTACATTGTATGCCCTTGCCCAGATTAAAGGATTAGAATACAACTATCTTGAGGCGGGCAGTAAAGCCTTAGACGGGCTTAATCTATTTATTGAACAATGGG